GGCACCTGCCGGGTTGATCCCGGTCATTGCGCCCGATCCCGGTTTCCCGGTTCGGGTCGGATATGGGCCTTGGTGTCCCGTGTCTCCGCGCGGTAAGGCGCTCCCGAGAGAGCTCCCGCGCCGGGCGATCCCGCCGGTTTTTGGGTGGGCCGCCGAGGAGACCGTGGGCTCGGTCCCGCTCCGATAGCTGCCGGAAGGGTGTTCCCGCTCCGGTAGTAGTAAGGTGGGCGTATGTGGCATAAAAGTCAACAAAATCAATGATATGAGGCGGAATATAGGTGGCCGAGCTAAGGTGTTGAAAGCAGGCCTGCAATCTCCGGTTGTCGCGCGCGGATGGCCGGAGCGAAGTGCGGCGGGACGTCGCGGATCGCGAAAGAGGCCGCGCGGAGGGCGGGTTTAGTCAGGGATGGGAGAAGGGCACCGGGGGCGCGGAGAGAGCGCGGGGAGAGGTGGAGAGGATTTGCCCGGAGGAAGAGGGATGGGCCGGGAAAAGGGGCTGTAGGGAGGTTAAACGGGGTTTTGTAGCCGACGCGAGATTGTGTCGGATTAGAGCACGGCTAAGTTGAATATCGCGGATCGCGCCTGATCGCGGCCTGGTCAGGCCAGCCGCGCCGGTGGCATAAAGCGGCGGCATGGCGAATAGCAGCGGCGGGTTCACTTTCGACGCCGAGGTCTATCTCGGCCGGCTGACCGGGTTGCGCCCGCCGGCGCTCGACCGGGCAGTGGCATTAGCGCTGGTCGACACCGCCAAAGCCGGGATCACCAAGGGGGCGGCGCTGATCGCGCGCCGCACCGGGCTCAAATCGGCGACGGTCAAGAACCGGATCTTCTATGACACGGTTCGGGTCGGCGATTACCAGGTCATCATCCGGTCGAGCCGGCGGCCTATTCCGCTGATCGAATTTCCGAGCGTGCGCCAGGTCGGCGCCGGGATCAGGACTTCGGTGTGGGGCCGCTCGCAAATCATTGGCTCGGCCTTTATCGCAACAATGCCGTCCGGGCACCGCGGCGTCTTCCGCCGCACCGGGCGCTACGGGCGGCGCGGTAAGCCCTATTTGGAGCGAATCAAGGAATTGTGGGGACCGACCATATACGGTACTTTCGCAACGCCGGACGTGCAATCGGTGATCCGATCAACGATGAAGGCCCGGCTCAAGACCGCCCTCATCCGGCGGATCGCCTCGGAGCAACGGCGCCGAGGCTAAAAAGCAAAGGGCCGAAGCTACGCTAATAGCTCCGGCCCGAAGAAGAACGGCCCCACACACCCGATCTGGCCTATGCGCCGCTTTTGCGGGAAAGGCAAGTCGCGTGTTGTGGATTGATTGCTCGCCCGAGGCCCAGGCCGAATACCGGCGCCAACTCGCCGAACTCAACGCCAAGCTCAACAGCGGGGTCTCCAGCGTTTCCGACCGTTCGCGCTCGGTCGGCTATCACAATCCCGATTTCTTGCTGAAGGCGATACATCGGCTCGAAGACAAGCTCGCCTACTGCACCACCGGCGGCCAGCGCGCCAGCCGGCTTTCCTATAATCCGCTGGTCAAGGGTCTGTGATGCTCGCGGTTCTGCATCGGTGGATGCGGCGGCTGCAAAGCCTGCCCCCTAGTTCGAGCCTGGGGCAAGCTCTGGCGCAAGCGGGGGGCGACATCCCGGCGCCTGGCGACGGCTTCCGCGTGCCGCGCAATGTCCCGCCCGGTCTCGAGGCCGGTGCGGCGCGCCGCCGGCTGGCACTGTGGCAACCCGCGGCGCAACACATCAACGCCTTGATGCAGACCGCCGGGCCGACGGTCATCGCCCGCGCCCGCTGGCTGGTGCGCAACAATGGCTATGCCCGCGCCGCCTTGCGCTCGTGGTCCGCGGCAACGGTCGGCGCCGGCATCAAACCGTCGTCGCTGGTCGCCGAACAATCCACCCGCGAGATCATCCACAAGGTCTGGAACGATTGGACGGACGAGGCCGACGCCGAGGAGCTGACCGATTTTTACGGGATCACCCGGCGGGTCTCACGCGAAGCGTTTCTTGCCGGTGAGGCCTTTGTCCGGCTGCGCCCGCGGTTCCCGCAGGATGGCCTTTTGGTGCCGCTGCAACTGCAGCTGCTGCCTTCCGAGCAACTGCCGCTGTGGAAACAGGAGGTGGCACCCAACGGGGCGCCGATCCGCCTGGGGATCGAGTTCGACCGCAACCTCAGGGACAAGCGCGTCGCTTATTGGTTCTACCGGTCGAACCCGACCGATCCGACGGTCACGTTTCGCGATGCCTTGCAGCTCGAAAATCTGGTGCGGGTCCCGGCCGAGGAGGTCATTCACGTGTTCGATCCGGTCGAGGCCGGGCAACTGCGCGGGCTGACCGGCTATGCCGCCGCCGTCGTCAAACTGTTCCAGATGGACGCCTACGACGACGCCGAACTCGAACGGCAAAAGCAACAGAGCCGCTACGCGACGTTTTTTACGACACCCGACGAGCGCGACGACGAGGGCAACCCGCTGGATCCGCGGCCCGACGACGATCTCTCCGCCTATATGCCAGGGGCGAACGTGCTGCTTTACGGCGGCGAGGACGTCAAATTCGCCGAGCCCGGTGGCGTCCCCAACAGCTATGAGCCGTTTCAATACCGCACGCTTCTGCAGATCTGCGCCGCCCTCGGCATTCCTTATGGCGAGTTGTCCTGGGATTTGACCAAGGCGACTTACGCCAGCTCGCGCGCCGGGCTTTTGGCCTTCCGCCAGGAGGTCGAGGCGTTTCAGCACGCGGTGCTGGTCTTTCAATTTCTGCGCCGGGTATGGGCGAAGTGGATGGACGCGGCGGTACTCGCCGGCGCCGTGCCGATCTCGGCGCAAGCCTACAACGCACGGCCGGCGGTGTGGCGGGCGATGCAGGCAATCACTCCGCGCGCACCTTGGGTCGATCCCTTGAAGGATCGCCAGGCGATCAAGCTGGCGCTCGACGGCTACATGATCGCACCACAGGACGCGATCGAGGCCGAAGGCTACGACATCGAGACCGTCTATCGCCGCATCGCCGAAGCCGCCGCACTGCGCCGGCAATATGGCATCCCCGATCCTGCTCCCGGCTGGGGCACCCGCGGCGGGCCACCTGCGGTCCCGACCGAAAGCGAAGCGCCAACATCATCGGAGGCGGCATGATTCGCGCGCTGCCGCACATCTTGTCGCGCATTTTCGACGTGCCGCTACTGATTCAGCCGACCCGGCTCGAAGCCTTGCTCGCCGGGCTCAACGCCGCGATGCTGCGTGAACCCTTGGCCCGCGGGCTCGACCCGCGGGGCGGAGCTTTGGCCCCCGACAACGCTCCGACTGCCCCCCAAGAGGAGCGGCCTCGCGCTTATCGCATCGAGCGCGGGGTCGCCACCTTGCCGGTGCGTGGCGTCCTGGTGCGCCGCGCCGGGCAAATGACCCCCGACTCGACGCCGCTGCAATCCTATCAAAACCTGACGCACGTGCTGCGCGCGGCGCGCAGCGACAGCCGCGTGCGCGGCATCCTGCTCGAGGTCGACAGTCCCGGCGGCGAAGCCGGCGGCGTCTTCGACTTTGCCGGTGAAGTGCGCCGCACCGCGCAGATCAAGCCGGTCTGGGCGATCGCCAATGACGACGCGCTGTCGGCCGCTTATGCGATTGCCGCGGCGGCCGAGCGGGTTTGGATTACCAACACCGGGGCCGCCGGCAGCATCGGAGTGGTCGCCCTGCACGCCGATCAGTCGCGCTTCGATGCTGAGGCCGGGTTCAATTTCACCTATGTCTAAAAAGGCGCGCGCAAGATCGACGCCAGTCCGCACATGCCATTGACTACCGAGGCGCGCGGCCAAATCCAGGGCGAGGTCGATCGCATCTACGACATGCTGATCTCAGGCGTGGCCGAGCATCGCCGGTTGCCGCCCGAACGGCTGCGCGCGACCGAAGCGGCACTCTATTTCGGCGACAACGCCCTCGGCGCCGGGCTCGCCGATCGGCTCGGGACTATCGATGAGGCTCATAACGCCCTGGCCGAGCACGTCTCGCCCAACACGCGAAGAGGAACGGGTATGACGACCGAACACCAAACCGACACCGAGACCGGCGACAATGTCATCAATCTCGATGACGTCCGGGCAACAGCAGTCGCGGCAACGCGCGAGACTGCCGGCGAGATCGCCGCGTTGTGCACGCTCGCCGGCTTTCCCGAACTTGCCGCCGAGAGATCCGCTCGGGTGCTTCGATCGAGGCGGTGCGGCAACTGTTGCAGGCGCGCCAGGCCAGCGCAGCGGCGGCGCGTCACGTCGAGACCATCGATACGACGACGCACCCGGCAACCGGCATCGGCGCCGAGCTTGCGGCGGCCGTCAATGCGCGCTTTGCCGTGCAGGCGAAAGGCGGCTGATGTGAGCCTCAGCTTGATGCTGCAGATGAGCCGATCGACTTGGCAATCGCAGCAACACCCGCCGCCTGAGCCACCCGAGCCCGGGCCGCCCGAGCCCGAACCGCCGTCCGAGCCCGAGCCCGAGCTGCCCGACGACAACGGCGAACCGGGCGAGCCCGAAACCGAGACAGCGGAGGATTGACATGGCGCAAACTCAACGGTTTGAGCAGGACAAGCGGGTCGCCGATTTTCTGGTCAGCGAGGCCAACCTTTACCGCTCGCGCGAGATCATCACGATCCCCGAAGGAGCCGACTGGCTGTCGCCTGGCGCGTTGCTGACGATGGCCGGAGCATCGGCAGCCGCGGGCAATGTCGCGGCGATCCTGATGTATCCGACCGACCCGACGCGCGGCCCAGTGCAAGCGGTGGTCATCGCCCGCGATGCCGAGGTCAACGACGCTTATCTGCTCTACGGCGGCTTGGACCGAGCAGCGGTCAACGCCAGCCTCGCCGAGCACGGCATCATCGTGCGCCCCGGTGTTCTTTCGCAATCGATCGTCAGTCCGGCTGACGCGGGAGTACAGGCAGCGGTTGAACCGGTGCTGGCGGCAGATCAGCCGTCGGCGCAACGTCAACCGCGGCGCTAGGCAAAGGGGGGTTCGTCATGCTCGCTGTCTTCAGCAACAACGCGGCGTTCTCGATCACCTCGCTGACCCTGGCCCTCAACCGGGTTCCTTATGTCCCCGGCCAGATCGGCCGGCTTGGACTGTTTCGCCCGGCGCGGCTGACCACGACGACGACGACGATGGTCGAGATCAGGGGTTCGCGCCTGGCGCTGGTGCCCGAATTGCCGCGCGGTGCTCCGCCGACGCCTAATGTCGAAGACCGCCGGCAGATGATCCCGTTCCGCATCCCGCACTTTCCGCTGCGCGACACGATCCTTGCCGACGCGGTGCAGAACGTCCGCGCCTTTGGCACCGAAGATCAGCTCGAAGGGGTGCTGATCGTGGTCAACGAGCGCGAGCCCAGCATGAGTCTCAAGCTCGACGTGACCCTCGAATATCTGCGGCTGGGTGCCGTCAAAGGCGTCATCGTCACCGCCGCCGATCGCGACACCGGCGCGCCGATCTCGACCATCGATTTGCATCAGGCTTTTGGCGTTGCCCCGCAGCCGGTGCTCGACTGGCCGATATCAGGCGCCGGCCGCATCGCCCAGGAACGCCCGGCCTGGGAGGCGCAACTGACCGATCTCGTCAACAATCTGGCGCGCGCCATGGCCGACGAGGTGCCGGGCGGCATGCTGCCGCGCATCCACGGTGTGTGCGGCAGCCAATTCTTCGATGCCTTCTCGCAGCATCCCGAGCGCCGCGCTGCCTTCATCGCCTTGACCGCCGGGCCGATCATCGACCCGAACCTCGGCACGACGATCCCGTTTCGTGACGTCACGATCGAGGAATATCGCGGGCGGGTCGGCGAGATCAGGTTTGTCGAGCCCGATATGTGCCATTTCTTCCCGGTCGGCGTGCCCGATCTGTTTGTCGAGGCATACGCCCCGGCCGATTACATGGAGACGGTCAACACCGTCGCCTTGCCGCGCTACGCCAAGATGGAGGCGATGGACTTCGACAAGGGCGTTCAGCTCGAGACCCAGATGAACGTCTTGCCATTGTGCTCGGCGCCGCGCGCGTTGTTCACCGCCCGCGTCACACCTTACGTCGAGCCGGAAGGCACGGCGGTCGCGACCCGGGCGCCCGCACCTGCGGCGCGCGAACGCGAGCGCGTCCGTGCATGAGCTGGGCGGACGCCAGTCGGTTTCTGCTGGGCGATCTCGCGATCCATACCGGCGAGGCGGGTGGTGCGTTGTGGCAGGGGCAAACGATTGCCGGTCGCTTCCGCATCGACCCTTACGACGTGCCGCTTGTTGGCACGGAGACCGGGTTGGGCGTCATCCAGACCTGGTTTTATTGCGAGCGCGTGATCATCGCCGGGCCGCGGATCCCCGAACTCGGCGACGTCTTGACGATCCGCGGCCGCAACTGGGAGATCGTCGA